CGGGATGACCCCATTTCTTCATGGGTCTGTCCCCCATTAGAGACTTTATGGTGACGTTCTCATCGAATGACTTGTCGGGGTTCATTCCCAGTTTATTCTCTGGTCTTAGTTTGTCAAGTGAATCTAATACCCATGTGTTCCATTTTTTGAGTTGATTACTTGAAGGGAATCTTTCAATCTTTGCCATGTATCTTTGCACTTCAGAGAAAACTTCTCCATGGAATACACCTTGAGAAATCTTAATCCCCATACCATCGCACATATATTGCATTGCAATCATTTGAGGTAATAGGTGAGTAAATCCAGTACACAATCCTGTACCATATGCATCGATTGCTTTTTCACTTCTTCCAAACGAGGTCATATAATTAAATGGATGATGTCTTGCCCACTTGTGTGCAACACCTTCTTCCATAGAAAGCATCAAGTCATCCCATCGATTCTCGTGCCACTGAGTCATAGACATAGTAGTATGTACCTTTAACAGGTCTCTTTGATGGTTATCTACTTCTAATAGATTCTCTTTTCTCAAAGGGTCAGACCACAAGATAAAGATGTGACTAGGGTTTAGATGCATATTATTCATAACGTCACGGAATATCTTGTAGTTAGAATTACCACATGCAGATATATTATTGTACTCTAACCCTAACTTTAATGATAAAATACTACCGAATACTAAATCATAATGTGTTGGTGGTTTGCTTCTTGAACCAACCAACTCATCTCCCCATGCAAAACTACACCCTGCTATTAGTAACATCTAAGTATCCTCTCAACTGTTCAAAGTCGATTTTAGTATCATGGGAAAATGGAGTTATATCAAATCCTTCTGGTACACCCATATCTTTTAGGGATACTGGACGATTACTCATTAAAATATATTCACCATCAAACAAAGCTATCTCATCATCCATGTATCTTGGTTCGTTCCAGAATGGGCATTCTACCTTCATACGACCATCCTCAAGGGTTGTCTTATAAAAGTCATCGCATAGTACCCCTAATGAATTAGGAACATGTACCGTATCTTTGTCTACACGGTTTATTAATAAGGGAATAGCGGTATCAATACTACCGTAATGTGACTGAAAACAAACATTGTATTCTTTTGCAAGGTCAACGAAATCTGCATCCATTAAGAATCCACACATATTGACATTGACAGTTCTTTTGAATGCACCCCCAAAACTCTCTAGAAAATCAAAGAGAACATTCTTATTAGGCATCATAATGTTTGATGGAGGACTGTCTGATAAATCTTTCAGACCCTTTAAATAGTCATAATCTTCTTCGTGCGACCCATCATGACCCAGTGCAAAAGAACTATGTGAGTATGCATTCATAAGTGCGGGTAACAGATGCGTCATGATTGCGGATGCATGATGTAGATTTCTAGAATGAATAACCTTTGCATCATGTCCAAACCAAAATATATCTATATTACGTTTGGCGATTGCCATTGTTTCTTGGTGTGAAAACAATATTGGTCTAGATGCTTTAGTTGTTCCACTGGTAGAACTTATTAAGAATGTGTCTTCTGGATATACTAACTCACCTTGGATATTTCTATCAGACGAATCTTCCATGACATCAATACGAATACCACCGTATAGTTTTATCATCTCATCGTGAAGACCATTATAGACTTGTGTGGTATCTTCTTGAGAACTGTAGATAGTGAAATCACTCGGGCCATGGAGTGCAAGTTTAGTAAATGGTAGGGATTCTTTTGTTGCTGGACTATTGAGGATAAAGACTTTCAATCCTAGTTCCGCACATGCAAAGATAGAAGCGATATGTTTCACATCAACTACCATAATACCGATAGTTACTATGTCACCTTTTCTTGCACCCGCATCCCAGAGTAAATTCTTTATTTTGTTTATTTCTAAACAGACGGTGTTTTTGCCGACCTTATCATATACAAATCCTCGTCCAGAGGAAATTGCATCACGATTTAATATGTTTTGCATGAATCTTACAACCTATAAACTCATTATAGTATTCATCACTCAACAAAACATCATATTCAAATTGTAGTTTCGCTTCGTAGTATGAACACTCACCTTTAGTACGACATAGTCTTAGAACGGTTCTCTGGAAGTCCTGACCCCCTTCTACGAGTGTTTTTACTGTTTCTGACGAACCATAGTAGTTCCGCCAGTCCGATTGAACCCTTGTTCTTTTGCGTCTTTTTCTTGTTTTTGTAACAGGAAGTATCTTAGGTTTCCAGAAGAATTTCTTACCAATATACTTCTTACCTGTTGATACTTCTGTAACGCAATAGACGAATCCTTGGTATTCCTCCAAGAATTCTTCTTCAGGGTTAAACTCTTTATTCTCGTATATCCACATACGAGTATATATAACTAGTCTATTGCTACCCCACACATGGGACAATATTGGGGTTCTTCCTCGCAATTCTTTACGAGTACTTCCGTTTCTGTTTCACAAAGATGACATTCCAAATTGTAGGTTATGTCGTCTTCCACTAGGCGGCACAACCAGTTCCATCCAATCCACAACTTTCAGGGTCACCTTCTTCGACCCAACCCCAGTCACCTTCCATACCGTTAACTGAATATTCAGTCACACGTTTTTCAAAGAAGTTATCATGAGATGCACCATTCAGTACCCAGTCCAACCACGGTAGTGGATTGTCCTTTACACCAAACTTAGGTTTCATACCAAGTTGTAGTAATCTACGGTCTGCAATGTGACGGATGTATTGTTTAACATCTGCCTCAGATAAACCTTCGATATCACCAGACTTATATGCAAGTGTAATGAATCGGTCTTCTAACTTAACAGCATTACGTGCCATCTGATAGATTTTAGACTTCAACTCATCGTTGACGATACGTGGATGTTCTTCACAGAACTCTCTGAAGAGTTTTGCATTACCCTGTACGTGAATAGTCTCATCTCTGATAGACCACTCTACAATAGTACCCATACCTTTCATCTTACCGAAACGTTGGAAGTTCAACAACATTACAAATGATGCGAACAGAGACATACCTTCGTTGAATACAGATTGTGCAAGTACAAGTGCAAGACCTGTTTGGGTGTTAATGTCACCTTGAGACATGAAGTCAATCTTGTCTGCCATCTCTTTGTATTCCATAAATGCAGAATGTTCTTCGTCTGGTAATCCTAGTGTATCATTTAATAATGCATATGCACGTTGGTGTACACCTTCACGGTTTGCAAATGAAGACAACATGTTACGAATCTCGTTGTTCTTGAACTTAGGGATTAACAGTTCATGGTAATTCTCACCCACCTGTACATCTGATTGAGTAAACAATCTCAATACTTGAGTAATAAATTCCTTCTCTTCACCAGACAGTTTTGTTCTCCAGTCTTGGATGTCTTCGGATAGTTCCGCTTCATCTTCGACCCAATGAACTTCTTCATGTTTCTTTGTTAATTCCACCGCCCAAGGGTAGAGGAAAGGTTTATATGTTTTGCTAAATTCTAATAATGCCATTTGTTATCCCTCGCAAGCACGACATTCATCGTCTTCGTTTGTTTCTATTGGTTTGTTTAAATATTCCATCAATTCTTCGTACCCACCGACATATTCACCTTCGATGTAAATTTGTGGTACTGTTTTTACTTTACGTCCTGTTACTTCTGCGGCAGTCTTACCAATATCCTTGAGGTCAATCTTGTCATAAGGTATTCCTCTTAGTTTTAGTTCTTCCATTGCCATAGAACAGAAAGGACAATCTGCTTTACTATAGACTATACTACGGGTATCACCCGCAAGTGCAACACGTTCTACTTTTTCAGATACATTCTCTGCACGTTGTTTAGACTCAGTTCTTAGGTAATATAAACCTTTGAGTCCGTCACTCCATGCTTTTAGATGCACCTTGTTTACATAAGACTTTTCACAACCAGTAGGGAAAAATAAATTTACTGATTGACCTTGACAGATATATTCTTGACGTTCAGATGCATGGGTAATAATCCATGTCTGGTCAAGTTCATCCGCAGTCCTATAGATTGCCTTTTCACCTTCATTAAGGAATGGTAAGTGTTGTACCGAACCTTTTTTAGTAATAATAGATGTCCAAGTAGATTCATTGTTCTCACCTTTTTCATCTAGTAATCTGCCGAGGTATTTATTCTTTACAAGAAATGAACCCGCACGTGTACGATGTGTATATGCATTTGCCTTCAATGGTTCAATAGATGGACTTGTCGCTAAAATTACACCAGACGAGGCATTTGGAGCAATCGCAAGAAGATGGGAGTTTCTTCTTCCAGACAGTTCCCCATCTGGATATGCACCACGTTCTTCTGCGAGCAGTTCAGTTTCCAGTACTGCTTCTGATTTAATGTGAGCAAACACTGTGCGGTTAATATCTCTTGCAGCTTCAGACTCCCATGCAACTCCGTGTCGTTGCAAGAGGGAATGGAATCCCATTGCTCCGATTCCAATACTTCTCTCTCTTTCTGCGGAATACTTTGCTCTTGATATTGTATCGGGGGCGTTTTCAATAAAGTACTGCAAGACATTGTCAAGCATCCTAGTAATATCACGAACGATTGTCGTATCTTTCCAGTCATCATAATACTCCAAATTTAATGAGGACAAACAACATACCGCAGTCCTGTCTTCGGATGTCGGTAAATGTATTTCATTACATAGGTTAGACCCATGTATCTTTAACCCCTTTTCTTTAAGAGGTTCTGGTAGACCCGCATTTGCGGTATCAATAAAGTTTAGGTAAGGTTCACCTGTACGGAAACGAATCTCTATTAGACGTTCCCACAATTTACGTGCATCAATAGATTCTTTAACTGTTCCGTCTTTAGGGTCACGTAGGTCAAACGTATCATTAGACATTACCGCATTCATAAACTCATCTGAGATATTGATTGCATTGTGTAAGTTTAATGCTTTACGTTGTACGTCACCTGTAGGTATACGCATGTTCATGAATTCTACAATATCAGGATGTGATATATCCATGTATGCGGCATAAGAACCCTTACGAGTTTTACCTTGAC